GCGTCTGTAGTCATGTGACGTGCTCTATAGTTGTCATCTAGTAGGCTATTATTCTTTGACCTATCAATGGCCTCTTTTGAGGCGTAACCACTCTCTAGCCAGTACTTATCACTTCTTTCACTGCCATACCAGCGGCTGCATGTAACTACTTCATTCAAGCGATTACGGTGATGCACTGCATCTTGCCTTACATACTGCTGCTTTGTGTTGAGTCCCATTTGCCACATTATCATCTCAAAATAATCAGGTCTTTCGTATTCAAAATCTGCATTGTAGTTCTCGATAACTTTAACAATTTCTGACTCTGAGACATGGATAACAGCCGCAATTAGACTGCTTCTTGTCTGTTGTGATTTCTTTAATGTTTTCATATTTAGTATCCTCCTTTAACTATCCGCTATAGCAACCGGGCATGTATTCTAGCATGCCACCCCTTATAAGTAAAGTAAAATTAATCCCCGAAGTCAATGTAGGGGCTATTTTTCATTGAGCCCTTTGCTCCTATATAAATACACAATGCAATAGTGATAAAAGAGCCTAGACTGAAAAGGAAGTAACCCAAAATAGAAGTTAGCATGTTAATTCTCCTTCTAATTTCTTTTCTAATTCCTTCTCCAGAAGAAACATTAGACTAGCGATAGCATGGGCATAATGATGCAATCCAGTCTCATTATCATTTGGTTGACCCTTGCGTACCCATGCTAGGTGCCTCTGAGTAGCCGAAGTGTACCTACGAGTAGCATTAGGGACTTTGCGCCAGTTCTCGTCCTCGTAGTCCTCATTGTACTTTGCTGCACCTGCTGTAAGTACCTTTGCTACCTCTTCCAGAGCTAGAACTGGAATAAGATCATAGCGCTCTTTATCCTGATCATGCTTTGTACCTTGTTTTTCAAGTACTTTAGTAAGACTGGGAAATTTGGGATTATAAAGATCAGGGAATAGTTGCATTTGGGAATCCTTCTTTAAGGTTATAAGGGACATATGAATTTAAATTAGTCGCTTTAAAATTGGCAGGTTTACGTATTTTATTATTTACATCACGAATGATATAAACATTGTAGTACTCTGAGTAAGTCACAAAAGTCTCTACCTCTTTTTCTTTGTATAAAAGACCTGTTAGTATTGCTTCATTGCGATCCTTTGGGAACTTTAAGAGATTGTCAAGTGCAACCCGTTGCATTGCACCCTGTACATCCATGCCTAGGTTTTCCAGCTTTTGTAGTAAACCTAGTGTAACGTACAAAGTGTCAATAGCTCCATCGAGCACTTCTACTGGACTGTCTTTATAAAGTCCATCGACAGTCTCTGTACTCTCTTCTCTTATAAGTACGCACTGATTATAAAGATCACGTATAGAAACTAAATCAGCCTGCCCTGAAATACGGTTAAAGAGGTCAGCGTCATTTTTAAAGTCTGAAATATTATAAGTCATAGTTAGTTCAAGTTATCTGGGTTTATCTTTAATTATATTTAATTATTCAGGAGCTTTTGCACTGTAGATGTGCTCGAAGGTATCATCAATATCTTCCTTTACAGTCATAAAGTAATGAGGGAGATTAGTTAAAAAGTACAATGGCATAAGCAGAGCAGCAAATACATACAATAGAAATTTCATCTTGCGAATGATAAACCATTGCGCCCACGGTTTCATGGAATTAAAAGTATTAATGCTGCTTGAGTAGATTGAGTAGTTGTAATTCATATAGTTCCTTTCAAGAACAAAGTATAAGTGTAAGTGTAAATAAAATTAAGAAAACCCCACCTTATGGCGGGGATAGTCCTACTTAGTAAGCCTTAATTATAGCAGAAATCCAGCGTCTTTTAAAAGAGTATCTGTACTAATGAAGGATGGCTCCGCAAAACCGTCAACTGCATTCTTAAGCATTACCACACCTCTAAAGTGAGTATTACCTTGATAGCCTTTATATCCTTCATCAAATGGGTAACTAGCCCCTGCCACAATCCCAAGCTGCATCTTACCATCAATCGTTGGCCTAAAGGCGACATCCAGTGTTTGTTTGTGCCCTACTACGAAACTTTTACCTACAGCCTTAAGCTGGTTCAACGCAGAACCTCCATAAGGCTTACCTGTCATAGGATTAGCAAGGTAATGCACAAAGTAAATTCCTTGAATTTCCACTGGCTTAAGGAAGTCATGCACTTCCCAATCCTTTTCAAGCTCTAGGAGATCATAACCAATGAAGCCCTCAAATTCTGAATTATTCTCAGGGACACGAGCGATTCGTTGCTCATGATTCCCGAGTGTAAAGACCATCCGAGGGTTGTAGTCAACTCCCATCTTTTGTATAAATCGCATAGGGGCCAACATACGTTGCATACCAATCTTACCTACTTCGATATCATCCTTTAACCTGCGACCTTCAAAGGAAGTCTTACCCTTATCATATGATGATAAACTAGGGAAGTCCCAGAAGTCACCAGCAGACACAATAATATCTGGTTTCTGCTCAGAAATAAAATGCCCAATAGCAGTTAAGTAGTCCAACTTTTCATCTGGTTTAACTTGGCAATCAGGGATAAATAGAATATCCTTTGGGGTGTTCTCTTCTTTCTTTTTGGATTCAGGCCATGCTTCAATAGCTAAACGAGCTAATGCATCATTAACACCTGATTTGCTTATATTAAGCATGGTTGCAATAGTACGAGAGGAGTGACCTAGTTCCTTCATTTTTACAATAGTAGCAGTAGTTTTTTGATTATATTTCATATTTACCTTTCAGGAATTAATTTGATTCTTTTGATTAATAAAGCGCTGCTCTAAGTCCTCAAAGGAGATTGGGGTGAAGTCCGTGCATTCTACACAAGCTGAAATGTACCTAGTGTCAATTTCACCACTGGGTAGAAGTACCCTATTGGTATGCAAGTGCCCGTGAATGTTACCACGAAATCTGCTTATGGAATCAGGATGAATAGGGATATGAGACATAAGAAACTTCTTGTAGACATGAACCCCTCTTACATCGTAGAAGTATTTAAGATACTCCTGTATTTTCTCCTGATCGTGATTACCCTTAATCAGGACTTTCTTGCCGTTAAGCCTGTCCAGTATAGATAGATTCTTTTTGTTAAAAGCTATATCACCTAAGTAGTAAACCTTGTCACTATTGGAGACAACTGAATTATGCCTGCGAACAAGCTCTTCATTCATCTCCTCTGCGTTATCCCAAGGTCTAACCTTTTCTCCGGTGTCAGTCAGAAACTCACAGACTCCTTGGTGACCGAAATGAGGGTCAGATGTTACAAAATCAACCATGATAAGTCCCTAGTATAAGTGAGCCTTCTGATGGCTCTTCTAGCACAACCTCGCAATCTCCTTTACTTATAAAGTTAAGAGCTTGGTACATATTTCGTTCTCGTGTCCAGTATTCATTAGGTGTTACCCTAGACACCTTGAACACTTCCCCTATGTACTTTGAGTACCAGTACATACTATCTGAGCATTTCAAAATCTTGACTTGCACATCTTTCTCCTTATTTAAGTAGTTCCTGCAGTTCAGGGAACGTGTGTTTTCTGCTAAGGATAGCTCTTTTAAAAACAGCTTTCCGTTTAGTCGCATTGACCTCTGCATTGTAGCCTAGTTTAACTAGGACTTCATCCTTCCTTGACTCTTTAAGCTTATTAAAATCAATCTCTAACCTTTTAATGAAACCCGGATGATAAGGGTTATGGCTATAGTCCTGCTCAAGGTAGTGCGCTAAGTTACGAAGTATTTCCGGTAAAGGCTTGTTTGTAAGCCATCCTAGGCATCGTTTATAGGCATTGATGACTAAGCCCTCGAATGCATTTGTATTGCGGTTAAGGGCTGCTCTGGTGTGCTGTGTAGTGTGGCTATGGTCAAGGACTGTTACTTCACTAAATGGTTCATTAAGAAGAGGGTCAATACCTCTCTGCTCCTTAACAAATCGTTCTCTTACTCTCTTGACATCGGCAGGTGTGTATAGATGCTCTACTTCACTCATTAGTTATACCTCTCTCTTTTGCAAATTCCCAGAAATTACTTTCGTCATCCCAGCTTCGTTTCATATACGCACATTTCCAGTACATCTCAAGCATATCCTTCCAAGTAGCTTGGCATTCCATACCGTGGCAATCAGTATAGACAAACTCAGAGGGGTATAGGAGCTTGAATTGATCAATGACTACTGCTAGTACCTCCTGTTCTGTTTGAGCGCTCTCAAGTGCCTTTAAAGCCTTCGTAGGGCCATAGGGTAGCTTACTAAGTTCATACCCTTGATACGTATCAGCCTTATCGCCAGCTAGTACTTGGAAAGCAATAAACTTAAGCCCATTACCTTTGATATCAGTCTTATCCTTCCACAAGGAACCCACTAAGGGTATCTCCTCTAGGGCCTCAAACTCTGAATCTTTCATCCAATTCAGGACAGTGATACCTTGAGTACCTTGAGCGTCCTTATCCAGTGAAGCAAGAATAGGTGTATTACCTTTGGACTTTTCCTCATAAGCTTTAATGGTTATAGCGTCATCAGTTTCAATATCCTTAATGTAACTACATGTGTAGTTCTTCATTAGGTAATCCCTTGCAGCCTGTAAATGAACTGGACGTGTCCCTTGTCTATTATCCTTGTATGGCGAAGGTAACGCTAGTCTATGCCGGAATGTTTCACCTGAACCGATGCATATCTCAGTACGCTCTGAATTAGAAATATTCTCCAAGCTCTTGACTAAGTTCTTGATGATATATAAAGCATGTGAGATATCTTCTGGGGTCTGAATATCCGTAATCTCGTAGTCATCTTTGTTGTACTCCATGCCTTTACTCTTAAGTAATTCCTTGAGTTCAGTACGAGTATTGAAATCCTTAGTTCTGCCAGATGCTAAATGCTTTGCAATAATAGTTCTTTTCTCAATAGCTGCAGCAGACCTATAAGCAACAAGGTCACCGTCGATAATTAATACTCTTTGTTTTTTCATAAGTTCCCTATTCTGAATAAAATAAAACCCGTAGGTATTAGCTACGGGTACTTTACTATTTGGTATTAACTTCGAGCTACCGCAATCATTTCCAATGTTTCATTTGATTTATCTTTAAGCTCCTCAACTTTATTGCCTACGATGCTCTTTGCTACTGCAGCAATGATTGCCACTGCAAGTCCTGACTCTTTTGCCTCGTCCTTGATACCCTTAAGGTCTTCATTGAGGCTGTCGATTTGAGTCATTACTTTTACCATTTTGGCGATTGCTTCTTTTGCTTGCATGTTATTTCCTTTAATATAGATTAGAGTGTTGAGTACTGGGTACTTAGTGCTTACTTAGTACTACGAAAATTGAGCAATGATTTTAGGGATAACTGCAAGATAAGAGTAGCTGCCCATGTATAGAACGTGTAAGCAATACTGGTATTAAAAATAGTATTCAATGCCCAGATTGTAAGCAGTGGGCCGATACCAATAATGATAGCTGCAAGAATGATTACGAGAATTACGGTAAGAGTTGTACTTGACATTTTATTTCCTTTCAATGATTGGTAATACCCTTAATAGGTATGATAGTACCTACTAAGGGGTTTATAGCATAAAAGCTATATTAGTAAATTATTTTTAAGCCTATTTTCTGAGTTTATTTCACGATGAACCTTTCCATGACATTCTGTGCATAACCATATCACACTTAACCAGTGCTCTTCTAAGTAAGACCAATGATGTCCTTGGACTTCACAGTCAGTTTTACCACAAGATGAGCAAACTACTGGTTTAATTATACGATTATCTCTTACTGCATTGTTAAGTGCCTGTCTAGCTCCCACTTTAAGGGGATAAAGTAGTTTTAGTGAGGTTAAAGTAGTCTTACGTTTTATTCTAAATTCTTCACTTTCCTTGTACTTTGTCTTTATTGCAATCTTTTGGGCTTCTGCCCTAGCTGAACCAACGTAACTTCTATTTCTGTCATACTCATTGTAGTATTCAACCTTGTCTAATCTGTTCAAGATTACGTCTTTCTTATTACACTTCTTGCACTTATTGACGTGCCCGTCTGCCATTTGTGAGTGTTTATAAAATGCAGAGAGTGGTTTAATCTCTCCACATTTAAAGCACTGTTTATGCTTTTCCTGCATTGTCAGAAGTCATAACGTGCCATCTTACGCGCTTTACTGGTTGTCTGGTCAAAGTAAGGCGAGTTGGTAGCAAACGGTAGGTCATCGTCCATGTCATCATCGCTGGCTTGTGGCGCAGCCTTTGCTTTAGACGTTGGCTTTGGAGCAGGTTTTGCAACAGTCTTAACAGCAGGCTTCGGAGCAGGAGCCTCGTCGTCAAACTCGCTACCACTTTCGTAATCACTATCTGCCTTGACATACTCGATAAGGTCTGTTACAAGAACATTCTTAAGATACAAGGAAGAGCCACCGCTAGTACGATCAAAACGATCTACACTGATAGTACCGATTGAACCGTTACCTACTAGCTTACTATTAGTAATATCCACTAGGGTATTCTTAATCTTCTCGAAGACTTTAGGTTTGTACAAATCAGGAACTGGTTTTCCTGTTTTACCTAGCTCTACGGATTTACGAAGGGTTAAGACCCATACATTCTTACCTGCACCTTCTGGCGCTGGTACTTTATAAGCTGCCTCAAAGTCAGCAGACTTAACTTTCTTGAGGCCAAGTAAAGTATCAAGGGACTTAGCATAAGCTTCGAGGTCATCAACATAGTCCTCGTCAGTAAGAACTACACCAGCTTTCCACTCGTCAGGCTTAGGAGGAGTACCGGGCTTGACATAAGCTTTAACAGGCTCATTGATTTGGACGTAAACAAGAGTACCTTGAATCTTGGAGAAATCTGTATTTGTGTTTGACATTTGTGTTCCTTATAGAAAATTTAATAAACGACTATTGTACGCCTGAAGTAAACTTTCGTACATGCCTAAGACTCTGGCAGCTATAACAAGTTATAACGTACCCCTAGGATTTGCTTTGATCAGAAGCCTTTTCTGGTACACCTCCTTGGTTTCGATCCAAGTACCAAGGAATTATGAGTTCCCTGCTCTCCCATTGAGCTAGAGGTGCAATATGGTGCTGCAGAAGGGACTTGAACCCCTAACAACTTATGTAGAAGACAAGTGCTCTATCCAGTTGAGCTACTGCAGCTTATTTCTTAATTAAGAGAAGTTAACAGGATTATACACGATAACTGTAGTTGGTTCTGGTTTTACAAATAAAAATTTACTGTATTCCGAACCAGAGTACGAAGCATACCATCCGTCAAATTTAACTAAAGCAACCTCTGTTCCTTTTTTAAATTCATAAACTGAATAATAATCCGCTCCTTGCTCTTCGCCTCCAAAAGAGTCCACATGCTTTAGTGTGATACCTCTAACCTCAAGGTCTGCAATGAAAGTATCGGTACTTGGGGATGTATATCCTTCATGAGCTTCTGAATTAAAAAAATCATTAAGAGTACTTGAATCTGCTTTGTTAAACAAGTCATTGATCTCTTTAATAAACTCTGGTGCATGTTTCATTTTCATTTTAGTTCCTTTCAAGAACAAGTTTTACATATTCTACTTTACTTTTATCAAATATCCCAAGTACTTCAGGATAATTATCAATCGCAAAGTCCCTAAACCATCCAGAACAAAGTGTAGTACAGATTTTATTTACTGCTAGATTGAACGCTAGTTTAGCATAAAAATCCCATCCTGCAGGAACTAAAAATCTTTCCACTGAAATAACATAAGCTTCTTCTGCTATGCACTGAAGCTTCTCATTGTAGCTCAATTTATTCCATAGTGCTTGATTGCACCAAGCTTTACTTGAATCAGTCTGGAGCTTAGTATACATCGGTTTTTCCTGATGTGCAAACAATTCATGCAAATAATCGTGATCGTACTTCTTAGTCACTGCATCATCAAAGAAGTCCTTAACGCTCTGATTCAAGTTAGGATTTCCTTGCGGGAAAGCCTTTGCAGTCATTTCAATTCTTTGATTCAATAAAGCATGATCTTCCGAGGAGAAAGTATAGTAACTTCTGACTAAGTGCTTATGCCACTGAGTGATATGCTTACTAAAATACATGTCTCGCCACAGGTGACTTCGTTTAATTATAGCTAGACCCTTAAGGTTAAGTACGTAAACTTTCTTACCTTTAAAGTCAATAACTGCATCCTCTGATGTATAAGCATCAAACTCGTCATTATTCAGAAAAAATCTATCATGCCACTCCGCACCCTCAATCGGGCGACAACTGATGATATCCCAATCGGAGTTATCTCGTGTCTTGAACTCAGGGAGCCAGTACTCTAATGCCCTGCTTCCAATGAGGATTGATTTCATACTGCTCCCTTTATTTAAAGATTAATTATAACTCAAATAGCATCAGTGAACGTCACGCCAGCTTCCTTCATAGGATATTTTACCTTCCCCGTTCAATGGTAAGGCCAACTTGAGTAGTTCCCCAGCTTTAATGATAGCCTTGACGCTGATCTCTTTGACCTCGTTCTCAATACCGTCTTCCACTTCCCAGCTATATTCATCATGCATCATGGATACTCGCTTGACAATGTGATCATTGTAAAGGTAGTAAGGACGACCACGGCTGTCAATGAACATATCACCTAGCTTATTATCCATAACACAAGCTGCATAAGACATTGCAATGGCTCCACAGCCTTGTCCTAGACACGAAAGCAGCACGTTCTTGCCCCTTACTGACACAATCCTACCGTCGATTGCAGGTATGTGTTTCTTCTTACCTGCAGTATCAAAATACTTTTCAGTAGCTTTCTTCAATAGTCCCAGCCCTTTATTGCTTTCCCAATAGTTATCAAAAGCTTTTTTACCATCAGCTTGAGAGAGACCTAGACTACTTGCTAACTTAGGTGCTCCACCTCCGAATGCAAGTAAATAAGCACCAGTCTTTGCCTTATTGCGCCAAGACTTAAATTCATGGTTTTCCTTGTTCTCCTGATTATTGATATCGAACTTGTCGTGCAACTCAGGAAAGAAAGCAAAAGCATTGAACGAGTGCGGGTCTCCTTCGGTCTGCATACGAGCAAATGCTCCATCATCATACCTATAAGTATAAGAGGATAGTGTCCTGTTCTCAAGTGCAGCGGCATCTGTTCCAACATACCAGAACCCGTCATCTACGTGAAACAGATCACGCATTTCACTTCCGAGAAGTACTTTAGGGTCAGCCTTTGGACAGTTAACTACTGTCTTATGCTTTACTCGTGAAGTAGGCGCATACCCTGAAATCTCAGCAGACAGTCTTCCATCAAAAGCAATACGCCAGTTATTTAACCAACCATTTACTACACCTAAGCGATTACGATAAGAAAGAAACTTAACTACTTTACGAGGTATCTCACCATCTAGTTTTAATAGATTAGGACAAAGCTGACCTTGATTCTGAATCTTTGGTGTAGTCTTGATGAACTTATTCTTTTCATCTCTGATTGGTTTACCATCTGGGCCTTTCTTAACATTCCAAAAGTCCTCATGGGGTATCCAGCCGCTGTCAATGAAGTACTTCTTTAGCTCTGCATTATCGCTAATCTCCATTGGAAGATTTACAGGGAGAATTGCATTAGCCTCAAGCTTGATGTTCATACCATAGACACTGATCATAGAGTTCTCAAGAGTAGCAGAATGCTTCTCAAGCCACTTAATCATGGTAGTGCTAGTCTCCCCTGACTTTGTGAAGGGCTTACTAGGTTGCTTATAGAAAGCCTCCTCAGCAGTCTTTAAAGCCCTTGGAGGGAGTTTAGGGTCTACTTCCTCCTTGATCTTCTGCATCTCAATCTCGACGTGCTGAACAAGTGCTTGAGCCTTCTTTACATTGAACTTGACGCCAGTGTAAGCCTGTGCTGAATAAAGGAAATAGTCCTTCTGCATCTGTCGAAAACTCGCATGTATCCAGTTGTCATCACCGTACAAACTTTGTGCCTGCTTCCAGAGTTTACCTACTTCAATAATACTTGTAGCTACGTCCTGATCGCAGTAGGGTTTTACTAACTCATGAAAGAAAGTAAACTCATGCCCTTTAGGAGCATTGGAGTCCATAGCGCCAGCAAGCACTAGACTCTTTCTGTAGTTAATCTTACCTTCATTCTCTTCACCACCTGATACATACTCAAGCGAATGCTTAGGTGAGTTAGGATTGAGATACATATCCAGAACATAACCGTCAACAAACTGAACAGGTTTATCACCAAGGTAGTCCTTACCGTTCTTGCCTACCTTTGGAGTAATCCCAAGAAACTTCCAGAGAATCCAGATATCAAACCCAATAGAGTTCCAACCAATTACGTGACTATCGTCAGGGAACGAGTTAATCCACTTAAGAATCTTAGCCTTAACTTCCTCTTTGTCCTCCCTGAATGGGTAGACAGACATCTTGTACTTACCGTCAGTTGACTGGAAATTTATGTACCAAATCTTGGACGAGAGCAAGTAAAGATTGTCGCACTCTGTATCAAAACACCATCCGTTTAATTCCATTACTACCTCCTAATTTATTGCTCATTGTAGCATGAGAAAAGCCCGCTTGTTAGGCGGGCTTGTTTTTAGAATGACGGTGAATGCGTACTGAAGTACTCTTCCTTGTCATAGAGAGTGTGCTCTGCGTTGCAGTAGTAGAGTTCCCCTGCTGGCCCTGTTAAGCCTGCTAGACGATTCTTACTCAGCATGATCTTAGTCGTATTACGATCATCCTCATTCTCTGAGTACTTATCACGGCTAAGGAGAATATTTACAGAGGCTGATTTAGTAATAGTACTACTACCGTGAATATCGTTCTCCGTTTGCTTATCTTCCTGCCCTGCTGCTGTCTTACGCATGTGGTTAATATAGATAAAGCTAATATTATGGGACTTGATTAAACCCTTAGCCCACTTCATGAATATAGCCTGATCTTCATTACTCAATCCATCCAAGATATCCTGCAGAGGATCAATAACAATGACCTTGCAATTAGAAGAGATCACAAGCTCTTCAATCACTGACTGCAGCGCTTCTAGTGAGCCTTCTCGGTCTTCTACCAGCATGAAACGATTACCACCGTCAGGTGTTTTAAATAGTTCGTCTGACTGAGCTACGATACGATCTGACTTAAGTAAGGTAAGCTTATCTTCAGTATTCATTAATGCTAACTTACGACCAATGTGTCGGGACAGGAGCACTTCCCCATACTGGCCTGCTCCTAGTTCCATAGAGACAACTCCAATCATGTGAGGGGAATTAAAAATCCAGAAATAGATTAATTCATTTATTAGAGTAGTTTTACCCAGCCCCGTACTAGCGGCAATATTAATAATATGACCAAGTGGAATACCATCGACTAGCATTTCATTTAACTTCTTCATGAATGGAGGAAAAGGTACTTTCTGCACGGAGGTTTGCTGCATGATGCGTTCATACAATTCACCTGAACCGAGTACACCTGCTGGGACATAGCTCTTGGCTGAGTAAAAGTCAGATAAGAAAGCCTTGCTATTCCCTTCCTCAAGCATCTGATTCGGGTCTTTACCCTTATTCCATGATGCGATGCGGATTTTTCCACGAGGCAAGCTTGGGATAATCTTCTCAGCGCCTTTACGTCCTACTTCGTCATTATCAAAGCCTACGATAATATTATCAAAGCTGTTAAGAAATTCATAGTTAGCAGCGATCTGTTTACTGGCATTGGCCTCTCCTACTGTAACAGAAACAACTGCTGTCACAAAATCCATATTCTTGCTATCTGAGTAGTCCTTAAACATTTGGTAAGCTGCCATTGCATCCTCTTCGCCACCTACGATAAGCACGTACTTTCCACCTGATTTAAAACGAAAGCTTCCAAAGAGATCGCAATCATTACCAGTGTTACCAATCGCGTAGAAGTTCTTAGGGGCTTCACGAACCTTGTAGCCACCTAGTACTCCATCTTTTGTTACTGGATAATAACGAGCAGTCACTTCTGCAGTTGACTCGTCATACTCAGTGCGTACACCAAAGAACTTTGTAATTTCATCAGAGATACCCCTGTAGTCATTACCTTTTGGTGAAGTTCGGTCTTTTACTTCGTTAACTTGATCATCTGAGATATTTGCTTTTGACATTGTTACTTCTTTCTCTTTGGTTTTATTACTCTTGCTTGAGTGCTTTACTTTAGTATCATTTTCCTTGTAGCTTGCACTAGGTATAGTGAATTTACAAGAGAAGCAGTGATAGGATAATAAGCCATCTCCATCTTCGTAGACGGAATTACCATCACTGCTTCCGCATTTGTTACAACCCTCGTGTCTTAAAAATACTGAACTCAAATACATTTCTCCTAGTTACCAGTGCCTGATCACACCAGCGATAATAAATAAATTAGTACCTATGTATGATAGCACAATAAGGAGCCTGATCAGTGCAACTTTATCAGACTCCTCGTTTGAATCCCCTGCTTTCTCCCCAAGGGCTTTAGCAATTAACCTGAACATTCATACCCCTTGATTATTTCATCTTCAGTAAGTACTCATTGCTTACTGCCTTGAATGAAATACGTTCTCCAGTAGTATTTGCCTTGAACACAAGTCCTTCACGAAGTACAGTAATATTACCTAATTGAGATTCACCGTCAGCATACTCAAGAAGTTTATCACACGTTTTGTCCTCTAGGACTTGTCTTTTTGAAATTGTTGGTACAGCTTGTAGCCCAAGTTGCTCAATAAGTTTCATTCGTTCTACGGGAATAAGGTACTGACCTTTATCAATATCGTAGATGTCAAAAACATAAAGATGATAACTCATGAATCCATAAATATTTCCAGAGATACTCGGCCCACATTGCTCGGATTGAATCACTAAATTGCGTCCTAGACTAGTAAGTTTTTCAGGTAAGCTATACTGCTCTGCCGTAGTCCAGAAAGTATTTTCGTTATTCTTAAGATCAAGATTACGACTGCAAACTCCGACTTCACCATTAAAATAGTAAACACTACTACTCTGCCCTTCTACCTTTTCCGTAACTTCCCATGTGTACTTCTGGAAAGCTTCAGTCATATCTTTATGACAATTTTGAATACGCTCCTGATCTGTCTTGGGGAAGAAAGAAGGGAAGTTTCCTTTAGCGTCTGCACTTCTGTACTCAGGCTCAGGCTCCCATTTAACAATGCCAAAGTAATCAGTGCAGTCATCACCCTCTTCGTAGAGTACGCTTAAAGCGTTATCCAAAGGTAGGATAAGTCCTTGCGAGATTTGCTTCTTCAATCGAATTGTACGGAGTTTTTCACCCTTAATACCTAAGTACTCACGAGGCTCTTTCCCTTTGGAAAGGAAGGGCGCATGCTCAGTAGGAACCCATGAATCCGGTTCGATGTACACCACTAGTTCATCCTCTTTATGAGCATTGACTTGCCCTACTACCCACCAACCATTGATACGATAGGCACAGATTTTATCCGCATCAGGGATAGCTTTAATTTCTGCAATACGCTGGATACTTGCTAATTTACGCATAATTTTCCTTAGACTGTTGAAGTTGTTAAATGAAAGAAGACCTGATGTTAGCATAGAATTTTACTCCATGCAACATCAGGTCTAATTTATATTAAATATCTAACTCGGAGCGAATC